AGTTTATACCGAGAGAGATTGTCGAAGGCCTGCAAGGCCGTTTAAAACGCTACCCTTCCAAAGACATGGGCGGGTCCAACTATTGGATGCTCTTGGCTGACACCAACCCACCAGCCGTGGACACATACTGGCACAAAGTGTTTGAGCACATCCCCCAAGAAGAGAACGATGAGAACTCGATTGTTGACTGTGACACATACAAGCAGCCTTCAGGTCTTTCGCCGGACGCAGATAACCTGGATAACTTACCTTCGGACTACTATGAAAAGTTGGCCAAAGGTAAATCCAAGATATTCGTCGATGCCTCGGTCCATGCCAAGTACCTGCCGTCCCAAGCGGGCAAGCCGGTGTATCAGGACTCGTTCAAGCGAGAGCGGCATGTTTCAAAAAGACCTCTGAGGATTGACCCGTTCCTGCCTGTCATCGTCGGCCAAGATTGGGGGTTGACCCCTGCGGGGTTGTGGATGCAGATGCAGCTGGACGGACGCATTTTTATTCTGCGCGAAACCCCTGCGTTCGACATGGGCACCAAACGCTACATCCAGAAACACTTTCGTCCCATGCACATGAGCACGTTCCCGACCAACCCTATTGTGGTCATAGGAGATCCAGCTGGTGTACGCAGAGCCGACTCGGACGAAGGCACATGCTTCAAGGTGTTCAAGGACAAAGGGTATATCGCCAAGCCGGCGAGCACCAACGACCCCAACGTGCGCATCAAAGCCCTTGACGACCTGTTCTCCACATGGCCAGACGGAGAACCCATGGTACTCATCGACCCATCCTGCAAGGCGTTTATACAAGCTATGGTGTCTGGGTACAGATACCCTCGGAAGAAAGCATCTTTCGGGGAAGACTACTCCGACAAGCCAGATAAAACGCAAAAATGCAGCCATCTTGTAGACGGTGGGCAATATGGGGCGTTGTTCCTCACAGGAGGCCGCTACGACCCCACGGACTACACGGCGACAGAGAACTTCAACCCCCTTGACCATACGACAACCTATCGACCCGCACAAAGAGAAGGGTACTGATATGCTCCTAAAAAGCCGAGTTCCTTTGTTCAAAAGCCCCCTGTGGGTCTTTATAGGGGAGAAGGAAAAGATCAGGTTTACGAAGAAGTGTGAGGAGTATGGAGCGGACGGCAGTGAGCCTACAGGTACTGGCTGCCAGTGCGGATCTTTTGTGTGGCTCAAAGAACCAGAGCTAGGCGTGTTCGCGCATGAGGTGCATCACTTTGCATCTGCGGCAGTTGATTTCTTAGGTATACGAGACAAAAACAGAGAAGTCGAGGCGTATATCATCGAATGGGCCATGAAGGTTATATGGCCGAAAATAGCACTTAAAAGCGACGGAGAACGCCAATGAACATAAACCAAGAAGGTATCGCCAAACTCGGGGCGTTTGCCAAGCAGGAACTGGGCGCCTTCATCAACGACCGCACCCTCATCGAGCAGCAGATGCTGCGCAACCTGCGCCAGTACTTGGGCAAGTACGACCCTGAGGTACTGGGACTGATCCCCGACGAGCGCTCCCACGTCTACCCCCGCGATACGCGGGTCAAGGTCAAGGGCGGGGTGGCCAAGCTGATGGAGATGATGTTCCCGTCGCAGGAGCGCAACTGGGAACTGGCGGTCACACCGGCCCCCTCCATCCCGCAAGCAGACCTGCAGGGCATCATCGACACCCTGAACCAGCAGGAGATGATGGCCGCGCAGCAGGAGCAGCGTCCGCCCATGCCCATCGACAGCGCCGCCATCGAGCGCGAGGTGAAGGCCTTTGCGGAGCAGCGCAAGGATGCCATGGAGCAGGAGATCGCCGACCAGCTGGCCGACCCCGACATCGACTACCCGCAGATGGCCAAGCGCGTGGTGCGCAGCGGCTACATTTACGGTTTCGGCGTGGTGCGCGGCCCGATGGTGCGCACACAGACCGAGCGGGTATGGGAGCCCGACCCGTTGACCGGCACCTACGTGGCCAAGACCAAGAAACTCCGGCGCCCTTATCCCGAGTACGTGCGGGCGTGGGACATCTACCCCGACCTGTCGGCGCGCTCCTGGTCCGACCAGGACCGGATTTTCGAGCGCATGGTGCTGACACGCCACGA